GCTCAGACACTACCGGAGAGCATCATACGGTGCTTATCGAATGTAACTCGCTTAACGATTTTCGACGGATATCACGTCACTCGTATCGAGCAGGTTTAATCCGGTAAGAAACGGACAAGGAGGACAAGTGTACGAGGAACTGCACAATGCGGTCAATCAGATCGCAATGCGGTGTGATGGGGCACATACACAAGATGGTGTAGGTTTCAACGGACAAGACACCAAATTCGGTAAAAGAGCCGCAGAAACGCCGGTAACGGAATGGACACCGGAAATCGCCTCAGAAGTACATCATATGCTGCGAACCTACAAAAACCAGCTTGCAGGTTACGGCGTGGATTATGACAGCCTTAAGCTACCTGAAGGTTGTGAATCGGGTGGAAATAAGGCAGGCCGGGAGCAAGCGTGGAAATTGGAGTATGCACGTAAGAATGCTCCATATGTAAAAATTGAGTCAGGCACCATCATGGTACTCAATTCTTACCCAATTAAGGACACACTGAAAGCAAACGGATTTAGGTTCGATCCGCGACATGTAGGTAGTAAAGCGTGGGAAGCGCCACTAGACGGAATTTCGGCGCCAACTGTGCTTGGAATGCCTGAAATCCTGCTAACAGATGAGCAGCAGGCACAATTGGCAGCAGTTGAGCCAGTTGAGAAGAAAGAGACAGATAACGTAACAACTAGGATTAACTTCGATATCTGTTCTATTCATCCCGAACACCTGCAACTAGATGCAGATTTCGGCATTCCGCCACTAGCCATCGTAAGAGCACTACCTGGCAGGAAATGGGATGGAAGACGCAATGTTAACTGCCTTTCACCGCATATCAAGCTAATTGAGGTCGCCAAGGAATATAACCTCACAATTTCGGACAATGCACTCGCATTGATCGAAACACGACGAGAAGAGTACGAAGTAGAGCAAGAGGCTAAGAAAGCCAAGCTTGCCGACTCATATGCTACCGAAACGGAAATTGAGGTAGCACTCGCTGATTATATGCGTAATTATCAGCGAGCCGGTGCAGCCTACATGATTTCGCATGGTAACGCTATGAATGCGGATGAAATGGGACTAGGTAAGACATGCCAGACAGCATCGGCATTGGAGACAGATCAGTCATACCCGGCAATGATCGTATGCCCGGCGTCTCTGGTAGGAAACTGGATTAAGGAACTTAACGCTCTGTTGCCGCATCGTGTGGCAATTGCGCCGATAGGACGCAATACCAGCACAAGAATTATGAAAGCGGACATATACGTCGTTAGCTATGATGTAGCTGGCACATACGCTGAAGTCATGCCAATGCTGAAGGCTCTGGTATTTGATGAGTCACAATACCTCAAAAACGAGGATGCTCAGCGAACTAGGGCATGTATCAACATGACGGGCAATGGTTACAAGATAACCAAGGACGAAAAAACGGGCAGAAAGGTCAGGACGCCTGTTCCTGGTATTGTTGAGGAAAACGGCCACATTTACATGCTAACTGGCACTCCGGTACTAAACCGGCCAAGAGAGCTAGTTATGCCGCTAGTTGGACTAGGATACCTAAGCCCGTTTACTAAGGGTGAAGGGTCTGTTTCCTGGTTCATGTTCCGATACTGCCACGATCACGACAAGTGCAACGATTACGGGCATGTGTTTAATGCAGCCGTAAATCGGGAAGAGTTGCACGAATGGCTACGTACTACTTGCATGGTGAGAAGAAGCAAGAAAGACGTGCTAACGGAACTTCCGCCTAAAATCCGCGTACCTCTGTTCATTCAGCTATCACCGGAAGCAATGCGGACATACGTGACAATGGCTGAGGAAGCAGCCGAACGCATTGCTAAGGCAAATACCAGGGCAAAGCGGATTATGGAGATTAGTGCTCTCAGAAAGGCTGTAGGGTTCACAAAGCTGGAAGCAGCATGTGAATGGGTAAATGAGTTTCAGGATACCGGAAAGTCCCTAGTTGTGTTTGGAGTACACAAGGAAGTCCAAAACAGACTTCTACGCTCAGCAGAGGCAAATGGTATCCCAGCCTCTCATATCATTGCAGGAGATAGCACAACAGTCGTAGAGAGAGAAAAGGCAAAATTCCAGGCAGGCGAGACAAAGGTGATTGTCGTCTCATTTGCTAAGGGACAGGCTGGACACACTCTTACTGCCGCATCTGATGTCCTATTGGTCGAATCCGGCTGGCATCCTGGCGGAATGGACCAAGCGGAAGATCGGTGCCATCGTATCGGACAGACCGATTCGGTAACTGCGTATCAAATGATCGCACAAGACACAATTGATGAGTGGTTGTACGAATTGGTTGGAAGCAAGCGAAACAATATCAAGCTGATTACTGAGGGTACTTCAGTCGAAGAGGATGAATCAGACATCTTCGACGCTCTCATCGAAAGGATGCTTTCTACCTATGGTGGTAAGCATCACGTAAGTCCTCTCAAGTCGGACATTAAGGATGAGGTAGAGGATAAGGAAGAAAGCGTTACAGAGTGTGAGGGTTGCGGAGAAATCAACCTTTGCACGCAAAACGGTGAAGGTGAGTGGGTGTGTACAGAGTGCATTATCTAGCTTAGACCTAGCCTGTCTAGTGTATTCCCGGCGAAATGGGAATATGCTAGGCAGAGATGGCCTAATCTGGCGATCACGGACAAAGGAGGCAGTTGTGTACCATTGTCCTATCTGTGACAGAACAGATATAGTGTGGGACATAAAGGGACGAGGTTACTGCAATCACTGTAAGTGTGACGTTCTATGGGATGACGGCACAGACAACGCACCACTAAGCCTAATATACTAATTTCGGACAACAGGAGGAATTACGGTGAAAGTCTACTCAGATGTTATTACTGAGAGCAACGTGTACGAAGCTTTCAGAAATGCCCGTCAGAATCACAAAGCAGACATCTGGGAGGAAGATGTCAGAAGCTTCAAACCTCGCAAGACCTCTGGTTTCACTCATGCTATTGAATTCTTCGCTTCTAGCATGAATGGGCACAGAGCAACCGGACATAGGCCAATTGGCAGCTATCCTCTCGATGGTGAGGATAGAGCAGCATCTTGGAGCGATTATGGTTATGTTATCGCTTACCTATTCAAGCTGGACTCAAACGCACGAATCGGGCGGTACAACAACCTTCAGGACTTTCGGGATATGATCGCAAATTATCCTCGAAAGGGACAGTCAACGGCATTCATGGACATTCTGGACGGAGAGTAAAAATGACTCGTTACGCATGGATCATCACAAAGGACAACGTAACTACTGATATGGGTGATCTTCCATCCAGAGTAGGACTTACCGGTCCAAGTGATGCCACAGAGGCAGAAATCGAGCTAGCTAAGACAATTGGGCTGGAATGGCGTACAAGGTGTGATGAGCCTCTTAGTGAGTGTCCGCCATGCTTTTACGGCAAAATCTGGTCAAGTGAGGGAAATACTCTCAATGATATCGGAGAGGAACATTTCGGACCTTTGGACGATTGGGCAACAGCAGATGCAGGTTGTGTAACAATCGAGTACAAAAACGCACAAAATGAGTGGGAGACGCTGTAATGCAACACAAGCTGACATTCAAGGACTATGTTCGCAATCCAGACCTTCTCGTACCTCTTAGTATTCTTGTCTTTTACCGGAAGATGCGACATCCTCTGGACACTTACCACTATTACAAGCATTTGAGAGATATCCCCGCAATTGGTGTCAATGTAGTAGATTGCAGGGGAAAGACGCTCAAGGTAGTAGAAATCGGCACAGATGGAGATACACTTCTCCTAAGTGATGGAACTAGCGCATCTTGGACACATTGTTGCGAAAGAGCGTAATCTAGGAGATATGCCCCTGAATCAGACATTCAGGGGCATATTTTCGTTTGTGCAGGTAGACACGTTTATGCAGGTCACGTCGTTAGGCCAGCTAGCGGGCATCATGCCAGGTGAGAGCAGAGATGCCCCTAGACGGCCCTAGGATGGCCCTAGAACGTTTTGGATCATGGTCTAGGTATCATTGCCTAGGTCTGGAGTTGATCTTGTTAGCGCGGCCCTCAGCGCCATACAGAGCCGCATGTCATCTAGATGAACACTAGATGAACACTAGGTAAACACCCTAGCGAGCTACCCTGCTAGCGTGCTAATCGCGCGGTTCCTATTGTTCTAAATAACGCTGTGACCAGGCATTATGTGAGAACTATGTTCGAAAAATGGCGCTGACCTGCGGCGTGGTAAGCTGGACCTGAAAGGTCCAGCGGGACAAACCGGAAGGAAACGGACATGCCAGAGCAGGGGATGTACCAAATCGGACAACCTATGTCATACGGGATGCTAAAGGACGTTCGCATCACAATCGACATAGAAGGGCACGGACGTTACGAAACGTGTGCAAACCACCTATCCGACGCAATGAAGCTTTACCAGGGCAGATCGGAGGAAGACCTACAGAACATCCTAATCTGGACACAAGAGGGTGAACTGGACAGCGTAAAGGATTTCGTCCGATACCGGGCGATCAAGGACAGGTTCCACCTTCTAGTGATGATCTGCTCATTGAGCGCAGAAGAGCCCTATTCGGACTACACCATCCGAGAGCGGGAACTTCCTACCGAAGCGGACATTACCCGCTACATGAACCATCTCATAAATTCAGCCGCAGACCGCCTCAACTAGTAGCAGATAGGAAGAAAATGGACAACTACATCGTTCTAGCCTCTTACCGTGACGATGAGGGTAAAGTCGTCAGGTATGAGGGCAAAGGCACATACAATGAGTGTCTTACGGCACTTCAGGAGCTTTCAGGCAAGAAGGTAATCTCTGTGGAGATTAGCCACATTATCGCCACAGTCACCACCAAGAGGTAGGAAACGGACAATGATCACAAAGGATCAGGCACTAGACACTCGGTACTTTCACTACGCAGTCGGCCTTCGCTGTGACAGTTCGGGCGGAAGGGTCGGATGGCGACGAAACGGTAAGACTCAGACATGGAAGACAAGGCCGGACGAATTCAAGGTTCCGGTCAAATGGGGTCTTCACTCCTACTCCTACGTAACTAGCGCAGATGCCGGAAACTGGTACACACCGGACGAATGCCCAGTGTGTAACTCAAAGGAGACAAAGGTGGACAACATGCCAGGTACGGTGGAAGTTACGTACAAAGGTATCTCACAGTCACAAGTTATGGGATGCCGGTTCATCGCGGCATTCTGGATCGAAGAGGACGAAGCCGTAGTTATGGCTTACAGGGACGATAAAGACGAATACATTACATGGAAGGGCGTACCAGGCAATTGGTACGCAGGCCGCTACTTTAGTGGCGAAGACAACTATTCCGGGGCAAAGTGGGACTTTGCCACACGAATCGGGGCAGCACAGAGCATGTAGTTCGGTAAGGTGATGTTTGGGGTCAAGCTAATACAGTTGACCCCATTCACCGTCTAACCGGACGGAATAGGACAAAAGGGAGAATTCGGACAATGTATGACGATCCGCCAGTAGACGACCAAATCCTCGTATTCACCAACAATCGTGAGCGAGAGGTCAAGAACTACTACGATTTGCCTGAAAAGGTACGAACAGACCAGTTCTACTACATCAACGCACAAAAGGCGGCAGAAGGGGAGGAAGGCACCGAATTCGTCAAATACCGGGGAAACTGGTACGACCTGGAAGATAACGAGGGAAGGTGGACAGGACCGGGCAATTGGGACGGTTACTACTCAAACTCGTTCTTTTCGGGAGTAGTGTTCAGATATCCCCGCGAAGAGGGTTATCCCGGCGCACTCATCTCAGACTACGTGATAATGGGACAATACTACGTAGGTCAGCCCAAGTGGGCACTAACCGGCGAATTCCGGCGCAAGTCAGAAGCAATCGACTATCTTACCGCAGATGGTAACCTAGCCGTACCATGTAGCCGATACGGTAAGGATTCGGCTGAATGCGCTCAAGTAGCATGGAGGCTCGCATACCTCCTATGCCGGGAGATTGGTGAGTTTCCGGTCAAAAGGGACTTGCTAGACGATGTTATGTCACTTGTGGTCAATGACCGTGATGACGTAGCATATGTCATCAGAACCTACGGAAATCGGCAGTACCGGACAAACTAGCTGATTGATGATGTTTGGGGAGGAACTTGCTATCCCTCCCCATTCACCACCAATCACGGTGGATTGCCCGCAAACAGGAGGAACTAGTGAAAACTAGGACATACGTGGTCACAATCGCAGTTTCCGACCTAGATGAAGACCTTTTCGGCAACATGCCAGAATTCATCACAAATCGGCTCGATACAGGAGCTATCAGCGTAAATTCGGTCAGAATGACAGATAACCAGCAATTCGGTCAGAATCTCGCTTCTGCCTCAACTAGCACCAAGAGGCTCAGTCCTACCGAAGTCGATGCAAAATGGCCCATAGGCATAACATACCCCAATGCCGCCACAAGAGACGTAATCAACCACAGATTGCACGAAGGCAGGCGAATCTCAGCAATCACCGCATACCGGGATTACATGGGCAAAACGCTAGAATACGGCACTGTCACCCTGATTGGGTGCAAGAACGACATCGAGTGCATTGCCGGGGCATTGTACCCCACGATGTACCCAATGTGGGCAAATCGGTGCAGGATGGACAAGCACGCCCACAGCTAGCAAATTCGGGCAAAACGGGACGAAAACGAATGCGCGGCGCTTATGATGATATGCCCGTTATGCGATTTGACGTGTCCGTTTTGGCCTGATATGATCGGTCCATGACCGATTTGAAGCGTTGCCAGGCAGGCCAGCAGGCCAGCCGCGCCCGAATCGGACATATGCCCCAGGAGGGTACAATGCCTGCTAACTCCACCGCAACCCCCGCGAACGTCCCGAACAAGGCCAAGTCGGACATCAAGGACAACGAGGCCCCAATCGAGACAACTGCCCCAGCGGCGGAAGTTCCGGCCGAAGTGGACTACAAGGCCATGATCGAGGCAATCCGGTCAATCTTCACGGAACTGGGCGGAGGGAACAAGTTCTCCCAGAGCCTCCAAATGGCTCTTAAGCCGCGAATCGCCGAACTCACCGATTTCTTCGTATTCGTGGACAAGGGGTGGGGAAAGCCCACAGACGAGATGATCGTGGTCATTTCGGACCTACGGGACGCGGCGGTCAAACTGGGCGAGGCCGCACTAATCCTCGCAACTGCGGCAGACCCCAACAACCGGGGCTAATCGCCACATAACGGGAAAGCCCCCCTCAAAGCACCGAGGGGGGCTTTTTCGCGCCTTTAGTGCTAATTGCGACAAGTAACGATTGTCTAGGGC